ATCACGAAATGAAGTTCTGGCACGAATTTAAATCAGCGGAAGTCCGCAGGATCACACGAGCGGATTGCCGTGAGTACGGAACGGAGGTGACTTGGCAGAAAGATAAACCAGACGTTTGGACAACTTTATCTAACTTACTTAACTAAGGCGACGAAATGATTTTGAGAGAAGGAAAGCAGAAACGACCCCGGCGAGTATTGCTATATGGTCCTCACGGAACTGGGAAATCAACTTGGGCGGCATGTGCGCCGAACCATGTGTTTCTCAGCTTTGAGGGAGGGTTGAACGATATTGATTGCCGTTCGACTGATCGCATCAAATCGTTCAGTGAACTTCTGACGATTTTGATGGAACTATCGAAGGAGCCGGAAAAACTAGACTGGATCATCTTCGACACGCTGGACTGGTGCGAAACACTGGTACATGATGTGATCCGAGGTGATCACGCCTCAATTGCTGATATTCCTTATGGTAATGGCTTTAAACAGGCATTGGGGAAATGGCAGCAGGTGATCAAGGCTCTTGATTATCTCATCGAAGCTCGAAACTGCGGAGTCATTGCGATTGCGCATTCGGACATCAAAAAGTTTTCGCCACCGGACGGTGACAGCTATGACCGCTATGGACCTGCTCTGCATCCGCTTGCCAGCCTGCTCTGGCAGGAATGGGTTGACGAATGCTTTCACCTGAACTTCCGCGTTTACTCGAGGAAGGAGCAAAGTGGATTCGGTCAAGAACGAGGCATAGCATACGGTGACTCTGAGCGTTATATCAGAACACAGGAATCGCCTGCAGTTCTGGCGAAGAGCCGGCTTAAACTACCAGCCGAAATACCATGTGACTGGGAAGTCTACGAACAGGCTATTTTTGATAATCACTCTACTAATCAACTACAGAAAGTAAACAAATGACTGGTAATCTAAGCGGAACTGACTTTGATGCGTCAACTCAGGAAATTGTGACAAGCTCTTTCGAGCCGCTCCCTCCTGGGGCATATAAAGTCGCTATCACCGGCTCGGAACTCAAGACGGCTCGCGATAAGGCGAGCACTTATATCGCTCTCGAGCTGGTCGTCATTGACGGCGAACATCAGAACCGCAAGCTGTGGGATCGTCTGACGTGGACTCACAGCACGAAGCCCAAAGGGCAGGCTCGTGGTCGAAGTGACTTTGCCAAGATCTGCACGGCAGTTGGCGTTCCAAGACCCAACGACACTTCAGAACTTCATGACAAACCCATCGGTGCCGTGGTCGGGATCGAAAAAGGGACGAACGGCTACGCTGATCGCAACTCGATCAAGGATTACCTGCCGTTGTCTGAGCTTAAGGCACAACTCGATGAAGGATCGGCTGAGAAGCCGCCTTGGATGAGTTAATGGAAGCGTAGGTATGGATACCGTGCCAGCTCTGTCCAGACTGGCAACGCCCGGTCACCTGTTGGGTCTCAGCATTCCAATGGGTGGCCGGTTTTTTACGAGCAGGGGTGTATCCTGCTTAGAGCAATGAAGCAACTTTGTAACTTTGTAACTTGATAACTGAGCTAAGGAGTGAATAAATATGAAACCGACTTTTTCACGACAGACCTCGCTGATCCTTGATCGAATGGCAATTCATTTTGGAATGAATCGGGATCATTCTTTCTTCGACAACAGCCTTCTGAAAAGAACTAAGCAAAAGTTGAAGACTCTTGCCAGAGATCCGAAGCAATCATACGAGTACAGCCGCTTTTATTCGCTCTTTAGGCTAATGCATGCAGAGGTTTACTGGATAAATCAGCGTCGTCCATTTTTTAATCTTTACCCGTCAGTCGCGCAGTCACTGAGCCAGTCGCCACTGAAGGTGACTCCAAAGCAAATCCCGCTAAGCATTGTTCATTCTCTCGGAACGATATGTGTTAATCTGCCAACTCCATCGTTAGCGGGATTGAATGGTGTTTCTCATTTTTTCATCCACTTTTTGGAATTGCCAGATGCCGTGGCCGAACTCGGTGGCAACCTTGACATCGAAGATCGCAGGCAATGCAAAGCAACAATGTCAGTCCAGTTCACTGGCAAATTCACTTCCAAAAACACTCAGGAATCAGACGTATTATTAATGCGCAATATCGATTGCCGGGACAACGAAACTTTTGAGTTTGTGACTTCCTCCTATCCCAAAATCCCGCAAGGACACAAGTCGTTTATGGCACCGGCTGATCTGAAGAAGATTGAGCAGTCTATTGCTAAACTTGCTATTGGGGTGATGCTTTTAGCGGCGGACCCGGACTACATCCGGCCAGTATTACTAAAAAGAGACCATGGGAAAACAGACATTGAGGCATGCGTTGCGAGGGCAAAAAAACGCGGAGTCTTCGGGTTTGATATTGGGGCCGACCAAGAGTCGCAAGTCTCTCCACATTGGAGACGACCGCACTTTGCTATCCGATGGACAGGAAAGGGGGGAGCAATCCCAAAGCTGGTCCCAGTGAAAGCAGCACGCATTGGTGACACTGACTGCCTAAAAGTACCAACTGGATTTGAGAAACCATGAAACCACGAACCTATCAAACTGAAGCAACCGACGCCGCTTGGAACTTCATCTGCAAACTCGCAGGGGCAGCTTTGATCGTGCTGCCCACTGGAGCTGGCAAAAGTCTTATCATCGGAATGATCTGCCGGTTAGCGGTGAAAACTGGAGGCAGGGTATTAGTCATTGCCCACCGCAAAGAGCTTCTCGAACAAAACGCTGAGAAGATCGAGCACATGGTCGGGTCGCCTGTCGGGATCTATTGCGCAGGTCTCAAGCGAAAAGACACCGACAATCAGATTATTGTTGCCAGCATCCAGTCGTTGTTTCGGAATCCGGAAGTCGTTGGCAGACGCGACCTGATCATCGTTGATGAAGCACATCTGATTTCACCGGAAGAAGAGACGATGTATGCGAAAGTCTTTCGGGCGCATCCCAAAGCCGCACGGATTGGTCTGACGGCAACGCCGTACCGATTAGGTGACGGCCCGATTGCTGGACGAGGCCGGCAGTTCAGGAAAATATGCTACGAAATCAAGCCGCAAGCTCTGGTCAAAGAAGGTTACCTGTCGCCGATCACAACCAAGCCGACTGCGACGGTAGACACATCAAACGTGACGATTCGAGGCGGGGAGTTTGTGCCGGGGGAACTGGAACGGGCATTCGACAAACCAAACCTCATTGACACGTCATGCAGAGAGACGGTCCGGCTGACATCTGATCGAAAATCAATCTTAGTGTTCTGCTCTGGTGTTGAGCACGCGGAGCACGTTCGAGCAAAACTGGAGGAACTTACTGGTGAAGTCGTGGGCTGTGTCACCGGCCAGACTCTGCCGATGGAACGGAGGGAAATGCTGCATCGGTTTAAGAACGGCACCTTGAGGATGATGGTCAATTGCGAGGTTCTCACAACAGGCTTCGATTCACCCAGAATTGACGGGTTGGTGCTCTACAGATCGACCATGTCTTTATCACTGTTTGCTCAGATGGTCGGTCGCGGCTTCCGAGTTCATCCCGGAAAGAAAGATTGCCTGCTGCTCGATTACGGCGGCAACCGTAAACGGCATGGCGATCCTGACAGCGATGAATACGGGTACGCCCAAGCGAAAGAAGCCGTCACGACTGAAGAGTTAGCCGCTGAGAAAAACAGTCGTGGCAGGATCTGTATTAACTGCGAAGCCGACATTCCGCCAGGGGAATTGGCGTGCCTCGATTGCGGGTTTCGTCCAGAGATCGGCAAGCGGGGAGCGCCGAATCATTCTGATACAGCAGACATCGAAGACACAAAAGATTGGGACGTTCAGGCGATTGCGTACAACCGCCACGAAAAAAAGACAGACAGGCTGGCTCCACCTACATTGCGAGTGACATACACCGTCACGCCTTTAGGGACTACAGGCAACTTGGCGTCACAAACTGTGAGCGAATGGGTCTGCTTCCAGCACAAAGGATTTGCCAGAACTAAAGCAGAGCAGTGGTGGGAGAAGCGATCTTATCACCCTGTTCCTGAGACGGTTGATGAAGCTTTGGAAATGATTAACCGGCATGCGATCAGACCGCCGTCAGCGTTGGAGACAACCCGTGACGGCAAATGGCGACGAGTGAGTGAGACCGTTTTTGTAGACCCTCGGCCTGAGCCAGAAGACCTGCAGGAGCCTGCAGTGATTCCAGCAGACGGCGGCTGGGACGACGTTCCTTTTTGAAAGAGCAGATCATGAGATATAGAGACTTGAATCAGGACGAAGTCCTGCGAAATGACGATGAGTTCTTCGTAAATGACGGCTGGGTACGATGCTGTGCGGCTGGAAGGACGCCATTGCCATCGTTTCGGTATCGACGAATAGTAGGTCAGCAAGATGAGACTGATAACGAGTGGCTGGCCAGCACTGATTTGCACGAGTTACCAATTGCGGTGACGACTGTGGATTGCGATGTACGGCGGTTACGAGCTATTGTTCGTGGTCTAGTGGGCCGAATGGAGACGCTTGAATCACTATGTGTCAAACTTTT